GTGGCACCTCCGATGAACGGCCTATGACGTGGAGTTGCTGGTTGGACGATAAAGAATAGTTATTCTGGTGGCGCTCTGGCAAACGTACTTCTCTCGTTGTTCATCCCCGCGTATCAGGCCGCAAGAACCACCCTTCAGCATGGCTATGATGCGCCTCACAAAGTGTTATGAGGTTACTTAGTGCGTTCCCTTTCTCATACCACTCAGGATCGTCAAAGTTCTCCTTGAACCACCACATCGGCTTAATGTGATGGACGCTTGGTCTGCGGCCTAATTCGCGTTCAGTAGCGCCACACACACGACATCGATATTGATCGCGCTTCCACGCTTTTCGTCTCTGTCGAGACCAATTTGACCCATAATAATGGTCATTGCCCTCATAGAGTGGATTATTCTCTCCAACCCAATTCTCACTTCGCCATTTGTCCATACACTCAACACTACAATACTTCCCACCATCTCTCCCGTCCCGATTAATCTCATTCGTTGTTGTTTGAAAATCACCACCACAGTAAGCACACTCGCGCGTGATGTGTATTTCTTCTTTGTAGTTGGGATTGTTTGCGCCTGAGAATAGCTTGCCATGTAACTCGCCTTTACACTCACGGGAGCAACAACTCCGTTCCTCTACTATTGATTCAGGCACCTCAAACACAGTTTCACACACTTCACAAGTTAATTCAACGCGCTTTCTCTGGCCTTTGTGTGAACACTCACGTGAACAATATTTTCGCTCCTTTGCCGGTGGCGCTTTGAACGTATCACCGCAAACAGCACACTCAATCTGCTTTCGTAGGCTCTCACCATGAACTTGCTTATGATGTGACTTCATAGCAAGGCGCGATTCAAACAACTTATCGCATGTCGGGCAACTGTGGTCTAATTCGCTTGGGTGCTGACTACGTTTGTGGCGTTTGAGAGTAGTGTTTGACGCAAGAGTATCTCCGCAACACTCACACGTAAAGCCTTTATCGCTGTGGTTGCTATCGCTACTTGCCTTGCCCAAGGCGCTTTCACTCATACCCTATAATAACATTTCTATCTACTTAGTAGCTTCTATCCTTGTAAATCGGGCGGTGCCCGGACGTGAGTTGAGCGTTCATTAGGATGCACTACGAAATTTTCAGGGCGTGCCAAGTTATCATCCATATCATCATCATGCTTAGGCGCTTCTGCTATCAACTCTTGTAGTTCATCTAGTGTAACCGGGGTTCCGCTTGCTGCTATCGGGTTGGTTTTGTTAATCAACCATTCGCAAGCCTCTGTCTGTCGTGGATCGCCCGGAGTGGCACCCGTCCAGTAGAACGCCGGTTCATCCGCAAGCCCTTGCTCTCGATATCCCTCATTACGGGCGGTGTTCAAACTTGCAGCAACTTCGGTGCGCGCAATCACTTCGGCCTTTTCGGGAGTGAGGCTAAATTGGTCTGCGAGTGAATCCCGTAGTTCGTTAATCGTCCAACTGTCTTGAGTTAGCACATCGGTGAAGGCATTGCGTAGTTCAAGGAGGTCCCCGCTTGGGATGGTATCAAACTCACTGAAGAGTGCCCCGCCACGGATTGCATCGGTGATTCTATTCTTTACAAACTCCGGGGTCGTGGACTCAGTAAACCCGACTAGCTCTTTGCCCCCGTCCGTGTTCGGATTGGTCACATCCTCATGGAGGGAGAGCATTTGTGCCTCCCACTCGGGTGCATCGGGCGGGACTAAATCTGTCCCGCTATCGCTAAAATTCGATTCAAGTTCCACCCCTTCCGTGTCCTCTATCGCAGAGACAATCCGCTCTGCCTGTTCAAAGGCCGGGTCCCCGCCCCACGTCCGATCCGAAAACCAGCCGTTATCATAATGGCATTTGTCAAACTCAGAATTGTCTATCTCCGTGGCTTTCTCCGGGAGGCTTGATTCATCACATTCATCGTTGCCTTGTGCCCGGTGCCGTTTGTGGAAGTTTAGAATTTCTTGCCAGAAAGACGGCTCAAGTGGTTCGTTATTATCAATGTGGTCCTTGAGTTGATTGATGCGTGCGGCACCCTCTTGTTGATCATCGGGATTGGGGAGTCCGTGTTCATCGATAAACGCTAAGGTCGGTTCGACCACATCTAAGATAGATTCATTCGGTACAAAGTCGTCTTCCGAGAGTCCCGTGTCTTCAGTATACTTCTCCGGGATATCAGCAAGCGTCTTTTGCGAGTTGAATATTTCATCCAATCCACCGCCCTGTTCCTCTTCAGGGGTTTCTATCTCTGCCGGGGTTCGGTAACTCTCCCCGATCTCTTCGTCCTCATGCGGGGCCATATCCAGTTTCTCACGGATTTCATCATTCGTGAGGTGGTCCCCGATTTGAGTTATCACGTCGGCCATATCCCCGATATCTTCGAGCGGGTCGCCAAGCCCAAGCTCTATTCTGGCATCGGAGTCAAACGGGGAATAGCGCTCTATCACAGGCCGCATGATGTTATCCACGAACTGCCGACAAAACATCCGCTGGTTGGCCGTGATCGTCAACTTGAGAAGCGCCATGCGTAGTTCTGCGGGTTTGCCTGAGCCAAGTCCATCGGCCCCCACGTTCCCAACCTCAAGCGGGAGTCCAAGTGCGGTTGTGAGTTGCCGCATACTCATTTCGTGGATGCTCGAATAATCAAACTGTTCCGCTTCAAGACTCTCCACGTCCACGTCTTGCCCGGTGAAGTAAGCCGTGTTGGCGTCCGTAGTCGATGGATCAAAGAGCGTCCGAACCCGGCGTAGTTCTTGGTCCCGGACTGGTGCCCCCTCTTCCCTGCCGACTTTGACATGGCGTTGTGGGAAACCATGCAGTTCAATCGCATTCCGAATGGCTCTCTCGTTCTCTTTGAACGCCATGATTTCATCCTCGTTTCGTAGGACTTCGGATATTCCGGTCGTATCCCGTGCAGAGTTTTTGTGGAGTACGAGATGCTCTATTTCATCCGGGGCTAGGGTTCGGGTTTGGGTAGAGGCACCCCTGCGGGTTTCTTCATGCCACGCAATGATCTCTCCCTGTGCGTCTGTCTCTGGAACGAGTGTCCACGGTTGGGCAGGCAAGAAGTCAGCAAAGCCCCCGGTTCTATCCTGTCTGATTTCACCCACGGCGTAGGGATACCATAGTGCGTCCTCTCCTAGTTCAAGCAGGAGTTGATCGAGTGAGTCAAAGTTATGCTGTAGCCACTCCTTGAGCGTGAGTGGTTCAGGGTATCCATCTACTGGTTGTTCGGTTTCCTCATTGTCCCCGACGCTTATCTCAACCCCCTCACCGAAATGCAGAAGGGCCTTGTAGTGCATGAGTTGGGACACGGTGCCCCCACTCTCCCGCATCTGCTTGATATCCCGGAGCTTACTATGGGAGATGTCCTGCCCGCCAAACTGATAGGAGCCTTTGCCACCAGAGCGACCGTATTCATCTACGTTCGTGGTTGGGGCTTGTGCGGCAAGTCGCTTCCCGATTGCATCGCTAATCGGTTTGTCTGTGTTTGCGATTGGCACTTTGCGTGAGCCAACACGAAGGGTATACCGTGGCATATCACTCTGCCTCAATGCTCATGCCGATGGGCCACTCATCGCGGATGATGCGGTATACGACACACAATGCAGCGATAACGAATAGTGCGCGTTCAATCCGACTAACGTTCATACGCTGCTATAAAAGACCGACCGACTAAGTGGTTTCCCTATTAGCGTCGTTTGCTCGGGTGGTCCTCTGGCACGTGATCTGCCGCAAATTCTTGTTCTGAGTTGTATTCTTTGCCGCATACCTCACAGACAACTTTGAACGTATGAACTACACCGCGTACTGATTCATCATTCATCGGAATCGCCCCCGTGAAAGCTCATGTCTGCTACACTCCGCACAAAACCAAAGCTCTATAGTTCCATCAAATCCATCCACAGACTCCACGTGGGCGGGCATTCCGGTGTGCTGTTCGCCACACTCTTCACAGTGCCATGTGTCGTTCATCTGCGCACCTCTTCGGCTTCGTTTTGTGTTGGTTTGTTCAAGTGTTCCCACCCGTTCAAATCATCTGCTGGTTCCCCGGTGATGTATTCTATCCAACCCAGATAACAGGTATCGCATAGCTCCTTTTCATATCCGTTGTCTACATGATGATCGCCTTTATGCTCAAGTGTCGCACCCGTACCGGAGTGAAATTCTCCGCATCTATCGCACTGGTATGCGTCACTCATCTGCGCACCTCCTCTGCCACCTTCCGCGGGAGTTCGTTCTCCAAATCATCAATCCGTCCAAGCACTGCATCCATGTCTATCTCTATCTGTGCATCGCTTGGCTCTGGTGCTTCCGATCCGATGTATTCCTCCCACGTCATGCGTAGCTCCTTGCGGTGTTCGTTGTGCTTGTTGTACGCTTCTTCTGGTATCTTGATTGTGCCGTAGTCTGTCATTAGTAGTAGTGAACGGTGTAGTCGCCATGCTGTTCGCACGTGTAGTAGCCACGGTGCCGATCGGAGCAGTTGTAATCGCCTTCACACTCGCACGTTGGACAGGTGTAATCTACCATGTCTACCTAACCATTACTAAGCCACCTACTTTAATCTTACTAACTTTACCTAATCCCCTCTGCCATACAGGTCCAACGTATGATTCTCTTGCTTTGAGCCACGATAGAAGGTCTTGCCGCACTCTTTGCATTCCCACGCGGGGGTTTCGCCTTGATGGAAGGCCGCCGTTCGAGTGTCAAACACAGTCGTTTCTCTGCATTTGCCTCCACAGTCGCACGTGTGTGCTTCATAAGAGATTCCTAAGAAGCGTTTGATGCGGGTGACGGTGCTTGGTTCATCATCGGAGATAAGCAGGTCTTCGGGC